GGGAGTTGGTAAGTCAGAATTCCTAGATCAAATCTGTTTAAACCTTGCGGCAATGGAGGATTGGAGGTTTGCAGTTTGCTCGTTTGAGAACCCAGTTGACGAACACATCAACAAGTTGGCAGCTAAGTATGTCGGCAAGCCAGCGTGGGATGTGCGAAGCGGGGAGAAGATGAACCACAACGAGTGGTCAGAGGCGGTTAGTTTTATTGGCAAGCACTACTACTGGATCAGATCCGAAGACGAAGCGCCTACCGTGGAGTGGTGTTTGGAGAATGCAACCGCGTGTGTGCAGCGATACCCAAACGTGCGCGGCCTGATCCTTGATCCGTACAACGAGTTTGAACACCGTCGCCCTAGCGGGTGGACGGAAACGGAGTATGTGTCGCAGATGCTAGCCTCGCTCAAGCGTTGGGCAGCAGCAAACGAGTGCGCGATATTTCTGGTTGCCCATCCAGCGAAGCTGAGAAGGAATCAAGACGGGACGTTCCCTGTGCCAGAGCCGTATGATATTGCAGGGAGTGCCAACTTCTATAACAAGGCAGACAACATTCTGATTGTGGAAAGAGATTTCACGGAGGGATCGGATGACATCCGAGTGCATGTGAAGAAGATAAGATTCAAGCAGAGCGGTAGGGTGGGGACAGTCGATCTCAAATACAACTACGTTGACGGTAGTTATCGGACACCAACAGGGGGGTTATCGGGATGAGCGCAAAGTTTTTGAAAGCGATACGCGCACAGGATGATGCGCACAGGTTGTTTGAGAAACCAAAGGTTTACGAAAAGCGTAAGCCTTTGACGGAAGAAGAAATTGAAAGAGTGGCTAGGCTTTACAGCGAAGGCGTGACTCAGGCAGAGATTGCGCGAGCGATTAAGATTGCGCCGTCAAGTGTCTACAATGTAGTGCGTAGACACCTGCGGCGATTAGGTAGCGTTTAAACGTCAAGCATTCTTTCGATTTCCTCGATGGCCTTGTTGCGCTCATCTTGGGATTGAAGGATGCCGACCTTGTCATCGACATAATCCTTGTCACCTAGATCCTTGATTGCTTTATCCACTGCGCCCTCAAGTTTCCACTTGACCGAGTAAACATACTGACGGCTAACGCCTTCGTCTTCTGCGATGCTTGCCATGCTGCGTTCGCCTTCCCGTATGGCCAATCTTATGCGGTCAGCCCGTTCGGAGTTGCGCGTTGGCTTCTTCAAAGACAGGTACTCATCCTCTGTCATTGCGCTCAAAAGGTATGGCCGCATGGTGCTAAGGGGTACGCTGATCTCCTCTGCGATCTGCTTGAGCGTACTCCCGTTGCGCCTTAGATGTACGGCAGCGGCGATCCATGGCACACCAGACATCAGTAGTCCTCCGGCATCAGCACAGTCAGAGTCTCGTGCCCCGCATCCAAGATCAGCCACACCAGATCTTTGGCGTCGTTGTATGGGTACTGACCCATCACCATGCCGCCACGCTTCACGCTGGCTAGGTTAGTTTCCTTGTCTTCATCGCAGATGACACCCCAATCCAATCCGTTGAATCGGCGGAGCGTTGACTCAACCCATTCGTTTAAACGCTCTGGAGTCATCGCATCAAGCAGTTGTTCCTCGGCGTTGGCAGTCATGGCAAAGTTCTGAACACCGCCTAAGATGTTGTGTGATGGCGACTGTAGTTGGATGCGTACAGTACGATCCAAGTCTACATCCTCGCCCACATCAACCTTCTCGCCGCTCATGTTGTAAACATTACTCACTGGCACTCTCCTTCTTCTTCTCATCTATGGCTGCAAGCAGCCCATCCACCATGTCACAGATGGCTACCATGCCATCATCCTTGCGAGCCTTGGTCACTTCTTTCTTGATCATGCCCACGATCTTCTTCTCACCCATATCGCTGGCGAGTGTTCTTAGTTCTGAAATCTTCATGTGTTACCTACTTACGAATATGTTTGGACGCACAAACGGGATCGCTTGTGCATTGCTCTACGAAGTCCTGTTCGCTGATCCAGAGGTACGCCATGGCCGCTAGGATCATGGTCGCACCCCTTGCCACAACGTGCCAGTTAATGCTTCGCACTGGTCAGCGACTCCTTAGCTGCGAGGATACGCTCATGTTCGATCAAACCCTCCAACGCTCTGGCGTGTGCCCTGCGGATAACGTGTAGGCATTGCAGCAGAAGATTGTTTTGCACTGAACTATATGAATCCGAAAGATCTATCTCCATCAACTGATCGTGAACGATCATCACCATGCGAGCAAACATCACATCGAGTTCGCTATGAGATCCAGCATGTTTAAACACATCCATGCTTTGCTGCTCTGTCTTGCGGATAAACCCTCTGCAAATCTCCATCGTCTCATCGACAATCTTCTTCTGTCTCTGCATATTCATGCACATCTCCTTGTTGCTAGTTATCAAACCCGTCTTTCGATAACGAATGTCGCTCCTCTTGGTTCGACTTCGTTTCATGCGCCTTGAGTGTGATTGATGGGACGCGCCCCGCTCGCATCTCACTCTCGGCCTCCTCTGCGAATTTACGCAGTCCTATGTCGTGCTTATCGAACACCTCATAGGCTGACCCGTATTGGCTGTAGCGGATCAGCACATAGCGTATCTGATGTAGCCCGTTCTCGTTTACTCCCATTCATCCTCCTCGTGACCAATGACCTCCACGACCCCGTCGAAGTATCGTTTAAACACATCGACCAGATCCTCGTAGTCGCCCTGTTGCATTTCGTAAACGATCTCTTTGCCATCCAATCCCATTTGCTTTGCAAAGTTTTTGGCGTGACCCATCAACGCGAATGCGTTACCGTCTTGTCCACTTAGGTCTATCGTGACCATTGCCTGTCTCCTTCTCATATGAAACTTCAATCACCACTTTGGTGAGTTTACTTTTCGTAACACCCTCATCTCTCAAGGCTGACTCAACAAGCTCGGACATCTTCGATAGGTCGATGACATCGTCTTCGTTCGCTGGCTCAACCTCAATCCACAACATCCTGTTGCGCTTGAAGATCATGCGGCTGCTCTGCCTTGCTGTATCACAGCAGCCAGATTGTCGATGTATGCCTTGGCCTCGTCCTCGCTGTCGAAGTAAGGCGTACCGCTAGAGCAGTCGTTCACATAGTTCCTGCCACCAGCGTCGTGCTGGTAGCGCAAGTCGGCGTGATAGCACTCAAGGTATTGGTACACATCCAAGGGAAGTCCTTGCTCAAGCCTGTCGATTATCCAGTTAGGGGTCATGCCGCACCCTCCTCTTCTAGGAGGAGTCTCATCTCTGCTCGCTCCCAGTTGTCCAGCCATTCCACTTGTGCCTTGACTCGTGGCCATCGTAGGTCATACCCAACTTGTTTATCAAAATCCGATAGGATCTTGTCGCTGAGTTTGCTGATCTTGAAAACCCACAGGATCTTCTCGCGCTTGCTAATGTCATCACGCGCTAGGTTCTCTTGGATTTCGTCTATCCGTGGTTGGTAGTGTTCGATCATGCCTTACCCCTTAAACTTCTAACGCTGTTCCAGCGGGTTCAAAGTCCCACTGGTTTGCCAGCTTGTAATAGAGTCGAGCGAAGTGCTTACGCTTCGCAGTGTTGAAAGACGGAGTCTCAACATGAGGGTTGCGATCTCCATCTGCTTTCGCTAGCGCCTCAAGCAAATCCAAGATCTCTGATCGGGCTTGCTCTTGTGGCGTATGGCCGTAGTGATTACGCATTTTCGGGTTCTCCTTTGTTGCGTTTAAACATTATCGTTGTTTGGTTTTCATGCCGAGTCGCTCGTTGCGATCCTCGGATTCTTCTTTGCTCCACACCTCACGAGTGTTGAACAGGTAAATGGGAAACACACCCTCCCATGCAAACAGGTGATACTGATTGCTCGTATCGACCAGTCGATCCTCTTGCGGATACAGTTCCACCGCCTCCCAGTGGTCGCCTAGCACTGCGTTCTTGATGTGCTGTTTGGCTCGCCAGTTATTCAATGGCTCACGGTCATTGCGTTTGATTGACAGGTAGGTTGGTGCGTTGTCGCCAAACCCATGCTGCTCGTCCCAGAGGACACGGCGCAGGACTTGGAACATAGGCGACAGGTAGGTTGTCGTTTCGTCGTACTCACGTTGCATAGCCTTGACGTTGTCCATTACCTGCTCATCTGTCCAATCATGGGGCGCAGCGTCCTTGACTATGGCAAAGATTTTCATGTCGCTTTGCCGTGGCGTTGGCACGATCTCAAAGACGAAGTCTTTGTCTGTGTATATCTCGCTCACCATTCGCCCCCTTCCATTTTGAATTCGCAGTTAGTAAAGAGACGAGACTTGGCATCTATGTGCTCTTGCGCTTCACGCATTGCCTGTTCAATTCCATGAGAATTAATCGAATAAGCAATCTCCATACCCCATTCACGATCTGGAATGAGCTTGTTTCTGACCATAACCATGATCCACTGGTCTTTCTTTTCCTCGGTCATGCGACCTCCTTTGTTGCGATGGTTTACTATAGTAACCTATTGAGAATCATTTGTCAACCTTAGTTTTGGCGGATGCCAATAGCACCACGGTGCAAGCGCTCGTTGTGAACGTCACGCAGACGAACAGCACCAGCCACGCACCACCCCACAGTTTGATGAGGTAGTCGGGTGCCGTATCCCACAGATACAGCCCCACCCACAGGTTGATTGCGCCGATAACGGACAGGATGCCCGTCGTTAATGCGAGTCTAAGATTGCTCATCAATGCCCCCATCGTTGACGTAGTGCGGTCTGGGCAACCTCGTTGAAGCCAACGAGTAGCGTGGACTTGAGCTTGCCATCCACCACATGATCTATGTACTGCTGCCCTTCACGGGTTGCGATCTTCGCCGCCACTCGCATCTTGTGGAGCAGTTCATTTAAACGTCGTTGAGTTAGTTGGGTTTTCCAACCGGCGTTGGAGATCCAGATCTCTGATTTGGAGTCATCACGTTGAGCGATCAGGTTGCCGTGTAGATACAGGCTACCCTCGCGGCTCTCCGTGTTTGCGTCTTTCCCGTCGAGTCCGAGTAGGAAGTGTGCGATTGCTGCGTTAGGCTTGGTCATGGTTGTTCCTTTGTTGCGTTTAAACAGATTGGAGAAAGGAGGTTACTCCTCCTCTCCCCAGCACTCAGTCCACTCCTCGTCGGTCATTCCTGAGATCAGGAACTCACGCTCAGATTCGGACAGTTCGGGCATCGCATCCTGTATGAATGCGCCCCCTTCCCAACGAGCGATTTGCTCTTCGGTGACAGGCAGATCCATGATGTGGGTCTTGCCTGAGAACAGCGATTGCTTTTCGATTAACATAGTTACTCCTTTGTTCCACGTTCTAAAGTCACGGCGTCAACCATCCTACGGAATGCCGCGAATGTGCGGTCATCCATCTCAAGCATGGCTTCCCATGTCTGGTCGATGTTTAGATCATTCTTGATGATCCACTTGTTCATTCGACGCTGTTTCGTTTTCGGTTGATCTTCGATCAGTTGTCTGCGCTGTCGTTTTGAAATCAACATAGCGGCTCTCCTTTGTTGCGATGGGTTACATTTGTAATACGAGACAGCATCACCTGTCAAGCATTATTTCTAAGCGGCCTGTTGGTAGGCCGCGCTCTCAGTCCATGCATCGTTGACCGTGGCCAGCGCTGCGTCCATGTCCTCGTACCCCGTGTCGCCAAGCATGGGCGGTAGGTACATGGCATCCTCTGGGATGTCCTTCATCTCCTCGACACTGCCGTAGCCAGATACTGGCTTGTCGTAGGTGAACTCCATGATTCGGAAACACACTCGGCGTAGCATACTGGGGTGTGCTACAGCGAAGCTGATGCGATCAAGATCAAGCGGCTCGTCGGGTTGCTTGACCGTGATGAAGATGTGTTGCTCATCGTACTGGCGATGCGTCTTGCTGATCTGCGTAGCAATCAACTCGACACGCTGCCCAGCCCGTTCGATCTGGTCGATCAGTGCAACCACTGCGGCACCCTTGCGGATCATCGCCTCAGTGCTGGTGTACCACACAGCGCCGATGTCGCAGTAGATTCGCACAATCGGTAGCGGCTTGGCGTCCTCATCGTCCATGAACATCATGTGCATTGGCGCTCCAGCAGCGTAGCTGGGGACACAAACTCGCTGACCTGCCATGCCATACTCCCACTCAGGACGTTTAAACGATGCCTCCTTTGCCTTGGCAAACTCTACGTCGGCGTCCATGGCATCGCGCCCCTCTGCCCAACCGCTGATCGCAAGCTGCTGTGATTCCTCAAAGGAATTAGATCCGGTGAACTCGTGGGTGCCGCTAACCGATGATGGCTCATCGCCCCATGCCTCGTTCGGATCACGGTGCATATCTGCCATGCACTCGTCCCATGTTGCGTTGTACGTTGCTATGCTCATTACGCTGCCTCCACGTTAGCGATGATACCGACCTCGATTTCATCCATGATTTTCTGCTTATCAGTTTCACTGAAGCCCTTGTTCCAAATCGTCTGTGCCGCCACACGCTGCGGTGACACGCCAGCCGCTAGCAGCTTGGCACCCTTGACCGAAGCTCTTGGGCTTACCACATAGCGCATCTTGTGATGTGCCACGGCGTTGCGAACAGCTTGGACATAGTCCACCCAAGTATCGTTGCCAGCGATGGCTCGCTCTAGCGACTCGTCGTAACCCATGGTTACGTTGCAGAAGCGATCAAGCGTTGCCATGTCCATGGGGTTGCGTCCCACATACTGTGCAGATGCACCGTGACCGAAGGTGTTGGCCGAAGCGATCACGACAAAGTCGGGATGCTTTTCGATCATGCCGCCCTCGCCATCGTTCCCCAAGGGGAAGCTGGCAAAGTCATTGGCCAGCGCAGCGTTCAAGGCCAGCAGCGCATTGCTGGATGATGCGTCCATTTCGTCCATCAGGACGAGGCCACCATGTTTAAACGCCTTGTAGAAGTTGGTTTGTGAGTAAGCGCCAGTGGCATCGACGTAACCGACTACGTCGTGGTCGTACTTGATGGCACCGTAGCAGTAGAAGTCCAACCCAAGCGCTTCAGCGACTTGCTTCGCGATGGTGGTTTTGCCTGATCCAGCAGGGCCGACCAAGTACACGTTCTCGCCAACGGCTACCGCAGGTAGGATCTCATCGAACACTTCGTGAACATGAACATCACCGAGATCTACGATCTCATCACCGATCACGATCTCGTGTCGGACAGTACGGGTAGCCGCCACCTGACGCTCCAAATCTTCGATCTTAGACTCAAGCCGCTCGGTGACTTGGGACACCATGCGATCCAGATCATCGCCGGTCAGCGTAGCTGCCTTGCCACCATCAGGGCCATGTACCCAGAGGGCGATCTTGTCTTCGACAGGCATCTGGGGGGACAGGCGGTACAGGGTGCAGAGCAGGGACAGAGCGGAACGCTCATCACGAGACAGGCCGTCAGCGATAATTGCGACGGCGTAGCCGAGGTCAACCGACTGAGTCACACCAGCCAATCTCTCGGCCAGTTTGTTTAGGCGGCGCGGCTCGATTGTGTTAGAATGATCGAACATAGTTCGTACTCCTTTGTTGCGTTTAAACAGTGTGGAAACCTAGTCTGTGACTAGGCATCCAGCGAGGTGGCAGGAAGGACAATGCGACTCAGCGGTGATGGTCGATTGCCATTTGAGCGAAGCTCGTGCGGTGAATCCGCATTCGTTGCAGTGGATCTTGAGCATACGAGTGCCTTGCTTCTTGCGAAGGTTGGCGTCGATTGCAGCGTGGGGATACTCTCCGAGTATTTCAGCGATCTCTTTGAACTGCTCAAGCAGTTCGGGGGACGCCGGGGTCTGTGTCATCGGGCCGGTAAAGCCTACGGCTCTAGCGATTCGGGCAAAATCACCTTTGTGGCCACAGTCGATGCCAGCCCAAACATGGATGAATTCATGCGTCAGGATACGCAGCACCTCGGTGACATCATCCACAAGTGGATTGATGAACACTTCCATAGTGCCATCGGCACTGATTGATGCGTCGAACGCCTGACCCAGCACGACCTTGCCGCTCTTGGATCCACGATACCCGATAGGGAAGCCGCAGGACACACGATAGCGGCGGGATTGCCATGCGTCGGGTGATATACCAGCATTGGCAAACACCATCTCAAACAACATAACAAGCGCAGCTTGTAACCATTCTTCTCGTGTCTTGTATGACTGCATAGCAGTACTCCTTTGTTGCGATTACTTTATGAACACAATCGAGAACACTCAGGGTGTTCTCTGTTCTGTTCACACAGAAACATTAGTGAATCTATCGTCTAGTCCAAGTCGCTTTCTGTGGCGACTCTTCAGGTGCATCACGGGCCTCATACCGATCTGCGAACACACCTAGCCGGTTCACTCTATCGACGCTCTTGGCCTATCCGACTACGTCGCTGCCGCTATCCCAGCGGTACACTTCGTGTCGGAGTAGGTGACTCCAACGCCCCGACATCCTTTACCCAAGCCTTCGCAGCATTGCCTTGCACACAATGCCAGCTTGATTCGCTCCGATCCGCCGTGAGATCGAAACACCGATACCTGATCGGAGGTGGCCTACACCCATTCAGTGATCGTCGGTAAGCTGGGCCAGATGGGCTGCCCAATCCGTCGATGCCAATCACTATGCCCAGATTCCGTTTAAACTGTCAACTTTTATTTCGTAACTAAGTTTATTACCCTACGGGTAACTTTCGCAGTTTAAACGCTCTACGGGTTATGCATGGGTAAACAGGTCAGCGTGAAGGAACGCCTATTCGCTCGGTATGTGGCCGAAGGCCGTACACAAGCGCAGAGTGCGCGTATGGCTGGCTACGCCAGTAATCCGGACAAAAAGGGGAGTGAGTTGGTTAAAAAGCCTGAAGTCGTAGACTTAATTAATCAGCGTGGCGCTGAATTGGCCGATGATCGTGCGGTATCCCTACGGGAACACCTCGATACGCTGGCTGCTTTGCGTGATGATGCGCGTGATGCTGGGCAATATAGCTCTGCTATACAGGCCGAGCACCATCGTGGCAAGGCATCGCGTCTGTATGTCGAGCAGCAGGTGGTCGCTAAGGCCGACATGGATTCACCTACGGTGATCTTGGAGCGTTTAAACGGATTGCTATCGCGTGGCGCACCCGATGCGCTCGATGCGCCGGACTAGCGCTCGCATAATGCGCACAGGAGTCCCGCTCGTAGCGCGTTTACACGCCCCAGCGCACCCCCACCCCCGCGCACACAGCGCAGGAGTCCCGTACCTACCCGTATATACAAATATACACAGTCAGGCACCCCACTTTCCGAATGACCCCACCCCCCTAAATCGCAAATGAAGTTTACATTTATATGTCTACAAAAATTTTGCAAAAAAAATTTACATTTCTGTAAAGGATTAGTGCGATATGTCAAGATTAATTACTGAGCAGCTTGA